ACTTTTAAAACTTCGCTTTTAAAAGTAATATTTTTAGCTTTTGAAATCATTTTCATATCCTTAATAAGGACTATTCCTATTTTTCATCAAATGTTCAACTCTTGCTCTATTATTTGCAATTTTTGAAGAGAATTCATCTAGTATTTTAACACGATGTGCTTCATTTTGAAACAGTGGTTTAGAAAAAGTCAATGCTAAAGCATCTGCTTCATCCGGGCTTCCATGCTTGCTTCTAATAAGACTTTTCTTTTCCATCCTCAAAACGCCATTAACAGTGTGATCATGAACGCCTATACAACAAAGATCACTATGCAATGAGTCAATATCTGGTATCTGGCATGGCTCATCTAAAAGCCATTCGTTCATTTTCCCCCACATCTCAGCGCGTTTGTTGAAGTATTTATTTTTATCAATCCCTTCTGTCTTGGCCGCATTAACGCCTTCAACCATGTCATATCCCATTTCCAATAATCGATCTACTACTCCTGCGCCTATTCCAATGACATCTATAAATACTTTAATGGGTTTCCATTTTTCTATCACTTCAATCGCCATAGAAACGACAATCATTAAATCTTTAGTTTGCCTACTAATAATCTCATGGCATACCCTGCCTTGCCTAATAGCAATTGAAGTCCTATCTTCACCTCTTGCAGGGTCTATACCAACAACGACGTGTCCCAGTGCCAATGTCTTACACTTTCTTGCAAACATAACGGTGTTGGAATCAATAAAAGAATTAGTATCGCTGGCTTGAAAAGCTTCATTAGCATTTAAAGGGTACTCCTGACAAAATCTTCGTTCTCCATTGCCACCCTGAGTATTAAACTCATTAATCTTGTATCTTCTAAAATTTATTTGATCATTATCTAATCCATAAATTTTTTTGATTTCTTCTTCTTCAGAAGCGCATTTAAACCCTTTTCCAATTGGTATTCTGTACTCATCTTGCCAAAACCAAGGAACAAATATTGGTATAAAATCTGTATCAATACCAGTTTCGGCTATTTTCCATTGATCATGAAAGTAATTTCCAACTCCATTAGCTGTTGATTCTAAAATGATTTCAGTACCTTTACCTCTAATTGGTACAGTTTGAAGAATCCCTTTTGCGTGTTCTTCTGCATTTTCCCAAAATGCAACTTCTGACCCATGAAAAAGTTGTATAGTATCTGATCTTCCTACTGATTTATTGCCCGCTGTTCCAACTTTGTATCCACTATCTAAATCTCCAAATATTAATTCTTTTGAATTTGAAGTAGTTACTTCAGGGCAAAAACATTTTGGGCAATTTTCGTAAAACCTTGATGCCATATTAAAAAGGTTTGAAGTAGCATCATTTAAATGAGTTAATATAAAAACTTTGCAACCAAATCGATGGGTAACGTGCCAAAAATATCGTCCTGAAACATAAGTTGAGCATCCTTGTTGACGACCTTTCAATATAATTGCTCGAACGTAACCTTTAAGTTTTCTTTGTTCTTCTATTTTTTTGTGTATATACCATTGAGCTTTATTGAATTTAAATCTAACAAAAGGAAACTCAAACATGTCTGCACCTTTGTTTTTAATTTTTAAACAAATGTGAGCATAATGATCAAATCGTTCTCTAAATATTTTCCGTATTCGTTCTTCTTCATTTTCTACTATGTAGTTTTTGGACATATCCTTATCCAATAATAACCCATTTTGAATTTAAAAATTCTTCAACTGTCAAATAGCATTTAGAAAAAGGTGAAGATACATCTTCACCAAAAATTAACACATCACATATTGCAGATGAGTTATCATAAACAAAAAAAGCTTTATCAAATTGGTCATCAACTTTTCTTTTAAAAATTTGTTTTGGTATGATTTTATCTTTAAGCTCTTGAAAAGTTAGCTCTTGATATGGAAGTTTATTAACTTTAACCCATTTTTTTTCTAGAAATTTTGGAAATTCTAATGAAACCAAAGATACATTTCTGTTTATAAAATCAAAATAATAAAAATCTTCATGTTTTGATTTAAAAAAATAAAAATTATTTTTATCATCCATATGTTTTAATATGGTTTCATTTTCCATATTTGGAAATAAATTAACCAAAGAATCATACCCATCATTCATCTTTGTTCATCTCCTTAAATTCAAGATCCATACTTTTAATTTGTTCTTTAGTTGCTATAAGAAAATCTAAATGGCCATCAGATTTTATGGTTTGATCAGTTTTTATGTTTTCAGAAAGGTCACATTTGTTCATAATTAGAAGTTTTCGTATCTCTTTTTCATCTTTGTTTCTATATGCGTATTCTTCCCAAAAAGCTTCACTTGCTTCTTTGCCAAGTTCAATTGCCTCATCAAATTTTGGATGCTCTTTTCGCCATACACTAATGGTTTGACGAGCTACTCCTAATTTTTTAGCAAGAACTTTTAAAGAAAACCCTTCAGACATGATTGCCAATGCAATTTCAACATATTCTGGCTTGTATTTGTCATTACATTGAGAATACAAATTTATTACTTTCCCATTAAATTTTTCATGGAAACTTTCGTCTTCAATCAAATTAAATTGTTTTTGTTTGCTCATAAGCTATCAATCAAATCCTCTGAAGTTTCTTCTTTTGTTTCTGTAACAATTTCTTCTTTTTTCTTACGGGGTTTACGACTTTTTTCTGTATTTTCTTTGATCAATTTTTCTTCAGATTCTTCATTTTCTTGCTTTTCAAGTTCTTCTTTAGCAATTCTTTTTGCTTCATCATAGGAAATATTTGGATTTTTTGCAGATAAACGACATGCAATGTCATTAATCATTTTTTCTTTTTTTGCTCTTTTTTCTTGAGCTAATTTTAATTTTTTTTCATTTTCAATTTGTAAAATTTCTTCTTCTGTTTGGATATCAAACACAATTCCAAGACCTTCGCATTCAACGCAGTCACCAGATATACCTCCCAACCTCATTGATACTTTTGAACCATTGCAAAGTTTGCATTTGATTTTTTTGACAAAATTTTCCATCCCTAATTTCCTTTTACGTTAAATATATTTAGATGCGTCGTCCGTTAGCATAATTGTTGAGTTTACAATGGCTCGTTTGCTTCCAAGTTTTTCTAAATATCTTGAATATTCACTATTTAATATTTCTTTTGCTGCCAAATCATAGTTTTTTTCTTTTAACGCAGATAGCATGTTTTTAAACCCATTAAAAGAATTCCACCCATTGTTATAGCACATATCAATTAAAACCATTTTTCTTGCGTTAGATAAAGAGTCAAACCATGGAAAAGAATCTGATAGCTTAGCCCAAAAATATAAAAGGTCTGATTTAAAAACGTTTTCCATCAGTTCATCTGGAAGTTTAATAGATTTAAGTTGGTCTTTTATATAAGGAATCCAATCGGCTGGAATACCGCGAGCACTGACATTATAACCGTATCCACCCGTTACTTTCCCTTTTGTGTCTAGATAGAAAGTATTCGAATATCCTTCATTTTTCCCAGTGTATTTTAATTGGTTGTTAAGAGTCTTTTCTTCCATGATTGGCCTTGATTAAAATTTTAACAATGTTTGATTTTAACACAAAGACATAAAAAAATCAACATAACCCCGCAGAGGGAGTAGCGGGGTTACGCCAAAGATATAAACATGAACTCATATATTATAAGTCTTTTAAATACTCAATTGCAATATCTTTTGCTTCTTCAAATCCAAATGCAAATTTTGCTAAATATCCTGCATTATTCATTCTGTTAACCCATTCAACTTGCTCAAGTGACTTTACACCTCCATTCTTTCTTTTCATTTCAAGCCAAAGACCATGATATTTTTTGTTAGGTAAAGGGATAAACAAATCGCTTACTCCAGATCGCATTCCCATTTTTTTAAGTTTTACGTTCCATTGAGGGCTATTATTTCCGCCATTAGGTATGCATAAAATGAAATGTTTAAGCGTAGGGTGCATTTTGCACCATGATACAAAAAGAGCCTGTTCTTGATATTCTGTTAATAATTTGACCATTTGTAACTTCCTTGTTTAAATTAATTTTTATAACATTCTTTTACTATGGTTTGTACTCTAAAAGTTTAACTTCTGGCTTATAATTAAAATTTAACATTTTTGCCATTTCTTCATATTCTTCTTCTGAGCGTGAAATATTTCTATTCATAAATTTTTTAAAACAAGCATGAAGGTCTTTGCTTCCGAGATAAAATTGACCACAATCATTACAAGTATTATCTTTATAAAAATCACTTAACCTTTGTCTGCTTTCTAATTCATTATTTGAATCGCAATAATGTAAAGACCCAAATATAAATTTATTAACTTTTATCAATCTTTTACAATAATCGCATGTATCATATATACTTTTTCCAACAATAATCATATTTTACCCCTTATTGTAGAACTACTTTTAACTTCTTAAATAAATATATAATGATAAAATTCCACCAAAAATAAAAAACAAACCAAAACTTAAAAATAAAATAAAAAGCACAATTAATGGCAATGAATAACAAGCTATTATAACATAAAGTAAAACTTTCAAAATTGGAATTAATGATTCCATTAATTTCCCCTTATCGTAAAATTCCTTTATCTTGCTCAACAAATTCTTTTAAAAATTTAATTAAATTTTTTGCATCTTCAATAGAAAGCTCAATTTTTAAAAATTCATCTGTAGAATGCCCAAATGATTTTTTAAAAAAATCTATAAATTCAAAATGTTCATTTTGACCTTTTTTTTCTATAGTAAATTCAATTTGATTCATAAATGAAAAAAATTTAACATACATTTTTTTATTTGTGTATTCTAAACTCATTTATCGTAGAACTCCTTAATCTCTTTCAAGCACAAATGCAAGTTTGTCTGTATCCTTGTAATCATCAAATCTCTACCTTGTGGGTTTGACTTATACAAATCTTCGCACCAAGCTTGCATCTCATTAAACTGCTCAAGGCAATTAAGAAGGTCATCTACGCATTTTGACTTGAATAGGTTGTCAAACTGTCTTTTTTCGCAAAAGTTGCTAGTCATTTGTAAGTTTCCTTTTGAATTGTCTCATACTCTTCATGGCATATATTCCTTCGAGCATACAGATATTAAATTTTCACCTATAATTTTAATTTGTTGTATTTTTTTATTTAGACTTTTAATTTCTTCTTCCATTCTTTGAATCTTATATAATAAATTCTGATTTGCAGAAATGCACTTTTCGCACGTTAATATTAAACTAGTGTCTTTAAATTTATTTTCCAAATCACTGTCCTCCTGCATGAATAGGTCTAGGTCAGATTTAGCACTGTCTATAATAAACTTACCTTCAAGTGTATATTTTTCATAACCCATATTTGAAATTAAAGGATAATCTTTATTTTTTTGGTCCACGTTTAATATTTTAACATTTTTATACTTACCATCTCTAGTAATCAATGGGGCAAACTTCAAAGCTTCTTCCAAGTTAAACGGTTTCATTGGTTTCATCCTGATTTGTTTTTGCATTTAACAAATTTCTATATGCTTTTATATTTAAAAGTTTTTCTACCAATTGAGATATTTTTTTTTCTAACCTTTTAATTTCTTTTTCAACTTCTTCTTTTCTATCTTCTGGAAATAAATTAAACGGTTTCATTCCTCATTCTCCTTTGGCGGTTCTGGTAAATCCATCCAGTGTGAAACTTCTTTTAATTCTAATATATTAGAGCAAAACTCAATGGATTCGCATTCACATTTTGGCAATTGTGCATAAAATTTAATGCCATCCAAAACACCAATTCCATATTTTGTTTGTACCTCATCATAACGACGCAAATTTAATTCATTACTTAAAAACAATAAAACTTCTTTTCCTTCTTCAGGCAGCCTATTTTTTAGGCTTATCCAGTTGTTCATTTTATAATCCTAATTCTTTTTTTAAATCATTATACATTTTTAATTTCATTTCTTTTGTATATTCAGCAAGTCGAATATAATCTTGTTGAATATAATCTTCTTTTTTTTTTAATTTGTAAATTTTCAATAATCTTTTTTTGCTTTCTAATTCATCATCTGAATCGCAATAATGTAATGAGCCAAATATAAATTTGTTAATTTTTACCAATTTTTTACATTTTGGGCATATTTCATATATACCATTTCCAACAATAATCATATACTTTTTTCCATCCTAACAAACCCTTGTTCGTCAAATTGAATCTTAAAGTTAACGTCTTCATATTTAACTAATCTTCTTTTGAGTAATAAATAATCATTGTGGCTTATAAGTATTTTTAAACCAGTTCTAGATGTAGCTGGGCATATATGAAACTCAGGCGTATTTGAATCATTGATAAGATCAAGCAACAGATTTTTTTCAGCCAATGAATTAGCCTTGATCGTCACTTGGTTATTATCTGAATCGTATGTGGCTGAATATACTTTTGCTGATGGTTGAAAAAATCTATTTTGTGCCATGTTTACTTTCCTTTTATATTTTGATTTTATTAAATTTCGCCTCTAAATTCTTTATGCAAAATTGCTTTTATTTTTCTAGCAAAAGGGTAATCATTGTTTTTTAAATGTTTTATTCTGGTAACTTTTTGACAACAATGACAAATATCAATTAAAGTTGCAAAATTTCCTACACTTTGAAATGCAATATAATCGTAAATAAAACCAGGTTTAAAATGGAATCCAAAAAAGCATTTTACTTTTTGATGCCATGGTATTAAATTTAAATGTTTTGAATTACTTAAACTTTCTGTCATTTCATAAAATTCATGACCGGTTTCTTTTTCATCAATTTCTTTAGTACAAGAACAGCAAAATTTTAGTTTATCCATTTTTCTTCCCCTTTCTAGCCTGAGCATAAGCAATCGCTACTGCTTGCTTTTGTGGCTTACCGGCTTTCATTTCAGTCTCAACGTTCTTTGAAAACCCTTTTTTCGTCTTGGCTTTCTTTCCTGATACTAATGGCATTTAATACCTCCTATTTTTTTCTTCTCGACGTTTTTTTTCTAATAAATCTAAAACTTGATGGTCTGATACTAACATTTCTTTTAATTTTTTTAATGTGCTTATTTCATAATTAGAAATATATATATTGTTCAGATATTCGAAATCATGATTAAATATTTTTATCATTATTTTATCAATTAAAGATTTGATTACCGCTAAATTTGGATTTTTTGAACACAAATTTGCATTTGTTTCCCTTAATAATTCTAATGAATCTTTTAATGAATCATCAAAATTATCAATAACTCTTAAAATCTCCTCAAATTTATATCCATCTATATTTAAATCAACTCGAACATAATATTTATTAGACATTTACTTTTCCCTTTATCCAATTGTGCCTGGGTGGACTTGAACCACCGACCGAGTGATTATGAATCACTTGCTCTAACCAGCTGAGCTACAGGCACGTCTAAAAAACTTTAACTTCATTTATCCCATTAATATCGTCATGATAATCATCATATTCATCAATAAAATCCGTTTCTGTCATTTGCTCAATTCGTTTTTTGTTCTGTTTAATCACATGATAAAAGTCAATATCGTAATCAAGCTTCATGGCAATCTCCTTATTTCCCTACAAATTAATCTTTTTCAAGTTTAACAAAAGAAACACTTTCAGAATAATATCCATTGCTAGAGCCATACCATCTTATAGTAATGCTAGTTTTGTGAGTTGCTATTTTGTAAAACGTCCAAGTCCATGATTCATCTTCATAGCTAATATATTTTTTTGGTGGTAAATCAACAGAATTTATTTCTTCTGCTTTTAAAATAACGTCACCAATCAAATCTTGAATATCGCCATCAATATCTTCTATATCAACTGATTCACAACAATTTTGATCATGTGCCATTTTATAAACAGAACCATCATTACATTCAAAAATAATTTCATCATCTTTATCATGATCATCTTTTATTGTTATTTTTTTTAATGTTTTACCAATTAAATCACTAAAATCAGCATCGTAATAATAACTCATTTAACTTTCCTTCTCTTTAACCCCTAAGTCATAATCATATTTTTCTTGCAATCCAAACAAAAAGTTATTAATATATTTAATATGCTTTTTGCCTATTCCTTCTTCATCACTAGTGTCTGTCAAATCCTTCAGTATAAAACCTAATATGTTTTCAAGGTCTTTTAAACTTAACAACGCTTTTCTTCCTTTTGCTGTTCCTGAATATTTCTTAAAATACACTTTTCTAACGTCTGGGTTTTTGCCATGCTCAAAATATATACTGTTTTTCTCTTTATCGTATCCGATTGCTGGCATTAGTGCATACCTTTTGACTTATCAAAAAGAGATTCAAACATTTCTAAATCTTTACCAAACAAAGAAATTAATTTATTTTTAATTTTTAAAATTTCTTTATCCAACTCATTACAAAGAATAATAAAATTTTTAATATCGTCATGCGATTTTATTTGTTGTGCAGAAGCGTTTAATGTTAAATCAACCAAAGTGCCAAAATAAGAACCAACAGAGCTGCAAAATACATATTGAGATTTGCTTTTCAAAAACAAATTAAATATTTGATAAACAATCTCGTCCGCTTCCTCTTGCGTAAGATTTTCTTCTTTAATGGTCTCCATAATTATCTCCATTAAGATTGCAAGCAAAATAAACGCCTTCTTGGATTTGTTCTAATATTTGATCTAATAAATCCTTACACGCTTTTTTATTTTTAACATCTTTAAATAGTGGAATAATTAGATTCATTGCAAGATGAGTAATTAAATTAAGCAAAAATTCTGTTGTATTAACGTTGTCTTCAAGGTTTAATTCAATCAATATTTTTTGAATGTGTTCAATGATGTGCTTTGTTGTATCGACTAATACTTCTTCTTTTGTTAAATCCATTTTTTTTCCCTTTTTTGTTCATGAAAACAATAAAGAATGACGATCAGCTGGGTAGGCTTGGGGTTACAAGAAGAAAGCAATGTTTACCGTTCGCCATTCTTTACCATCAAGTTAAGCCTGACATAGTTTTATAACGTTGTCAACAATAAAATATATTTTATTTTAATATTTTAAATGAATTAACACAAAAGTTTTAGCTTTTTGCTTTTAAAGCTTAAAAAATTTAAAAAAAAGTCTTTTTCTTTTGTATATCTTTAAGAGCTTTAGAGTATGAAGATATTTTAAGTTTAGTTGTAGGTATTTAAGTTTTTATAAAGTTCGGTCGATTAGATGGTATTTTTGTTTGGTTTTGTATGTGGATATTGTATAAATTTATGCCATTTTTATTAATAAAATGTAATTTGGGCGTGGGGGTTTACCCATTAAGTTTGGATTGGGTCATTCGTTAAGATTGTGTTGCTGTTTGATTCTAGCCATGATCTCTTTTAGTTTGTCACCAATGGCTTTCTCTTCTTGAGCTTTTTTTTCTTTTTCTAATCGAGCTTCAGCAATAGAGTCCCTTCCTGGCTCTCTATCTTTCCAGTATCCCAATTGTAGTTGGGGTGTATCTTCTGATACATGTCGTGCGATCTCCACTCTTCCAGTATCAAAAAAGCTAAATCCTGATTTTTCTTTCGTTCCATCATTTCCCTCACTTTGTAGTGTTCTCTCTCTCGTGGGTAATAGCTTCTCATTCTGGGCGTTGACCTGGATTTTAAAACTTTCTTGATTTGAGTAATCACGTGCTTCTGCATTTCTGGCGTTAAGTTCTTGTAGTCGTCCATTGATAGCTCCAAAATTAGCCCAGAAATTTGGGTCATTGTGTTTATCGTTATTTTCAACTTTTTTAACTTCAATTTTTGTCTTTTCTAACGCTTCTGATAGCGTCTTTCTCATTGCCTTCATATGATTGTTAACTTGCTTAAGACGAGCCCGTTCTCTGTGAAAGTATTCTTTAGCTTTCTTGTGCGATTCCATCAATTCAATAAGATGCTTATCTTTTATTTGATAAGATTTAATTTCCTGTAACTCTATACCTAAATCCAACAATAGACCTTCTCTTACGGATATTGCAGGATTTAAGCTAATATAGTCACCTGATATATCTTTAATCTTGTGCTCAGTAATATCTATATAATGGTAGTCTTTTAAAAGATTAATGATCTTATATGCGCGATCTTCTGATATTTCTGCCTTTTTAGCTAACTCTTTAATACTATAAAACCGAAAATTCTCAAAAATCGACCCGCGCCTTTCTTTTTCTTTGATCGGCATACCAACAACCATAGTCCCAACGTGTAAATTATGAATCAACACTTGAACAAACTTATGAGTAATCGCTTCTCGTATCTCAGAGCGTCTTTTACGATAAGATTGATTCTTGTTTATTTTTTCGTCATTAAAGAATATCTTTCCAAAATGTTTACAGGTCGGCTTGAAATACAAATCCGCCAAATTGGAACAAGCTTTTGCAATAATCGGGATTTTTTTGTGCTGATGTATATATAAAGATGGGTGAAATCGATCGTGTATTAATTTTTTCTTATTTAAAACTTGATCTTTTATTTTATATGATTTAAGATTTGCCTTGTTAAGTTCGTGGATTTCTCTGCTTTTGACTGGTTCAGCCGTGAAACTGTTATAGTCTTGAGCAGAGAGTCTTAATACGTCTCTCATCTCTTTCGATCCTAAAATGTCTTTAATCTTCCGTGCTTCCATGGCACACGTCCTTATGAACAAATTTAAATCATACTATTCCCAATTTTTAAAAAAGTCAACTTTTTTGTGCCAATCGATCAAATGATGATCTAGTAAGGCTTTCTTTTTTATTTAAAATATAATATATTTTGATTTCTACTTATTAAATAAAGGAGTGGGTTATGGTTAAACTTATTTTTTTGCTGATGTTTTCTTATTCTGCTATATCTATTTTTACTTTTTTTTATAGAAAAAGTAATATTTTTAAATATTGGACTTTGCAAAAATATAATTACTTAATTCTATTAGATATGGATTTGTTAGTTCTAATGCTTAAAAACAACGTAAAAAACGATCGTGGTGAAGTAATAGGATTTCAAGACATGAAAGGTAATATTCTATCATCAAGTCGAATTAACGATTTTTTGCACGAAAATAACGTGTCTTTAAATTTAGGGTTTGGAATGAGATCAAAAGATGTACCAGAAGAGTTTATATATTTATCTGGGGTAATTAGCTTTTTATTTAAATCAATTTCAAATTTGAATAAAGAAGACAGTTTATACAAAAAAATGCACGACGATATCAATAAAGTATATTTAGTTTTAAGGGAGTTGATTATTGCTTATCAAAATCATAAAAATATAAAATTTGTAAAATTTTGTCGCTATAACGAACCAAAAACATTGAAAGAATTGCACGTAATCAAATTTTTAACAATATAAAAATGGGAGATTGACATGACTCAAGAAACATTTGGCAAAGGAAAGATTAGAGAAGAAAAAAGAAATTTTACTAGTTCTTTAACGTTTACAAAAGAAAATTATTTGACCTTAAAAAAAACAGTTAAAGCTTTAAGCAAAGATTATGAAGGGTTTGCTAGAAAAAAATTTACTGCATCCGATCTTTTTGAAGTGTTTTTGGCAAACTATGACCAATTTTCACACCAAATAGAAAAATTAATTAAAAAACATAAAAAAACATGTTGACATAAACTTTAACATGTTTTAAATTTGTAGTTGTAACGAACTTAACAAAAAGGAACTTCAATATGATTAAAAGAAATATAGAAAAAAAGATAGAACTTGGATTAGACGAAAAATATGCAATATGTTTTTTAATAGAGAATTTTAGAAATGAAGAAGTAAAAAAATTTTTATTTTTGCCAATCGATTTAAATGATAAAAACGAAAATGGAATGTCTTATTTGCATATTGCTGTAAATTTTGAAAATTTAGAAATTGTAAATTTTTTAATTGAAAATGGGTGTGATTTAAATATAAAAGATAAATACGGTAGATCCCCTTTAGATTTTGCAATAGAAGATAAAAACGATAAAATTATTAAAGTTTTTATTGACTGGAAATGTAAAACCTGTTAAAGTTTATGTGTAATAAAGTGGTGATAAAGAAGGATCAGTTCTTTATCACCGTATCATGAAGACAATTTTAAAGGAAAATTATCATGACAAATAACATTCTATCACGATTAGATATGGACTTTCAAGGCGTTAAAGGGATTCGAAAAATGGATTTAAAATTTACGGATAAAATAGAAAATTTTTCATACAAATTAATCAGATTTCATTCGGTTTTTAATAAACGACTTTGTGGGAAATTGTTTATTGACACAGATATTCTTCTTGAATCTATTACTGCTGAAGAACTTTGCGATTTTGCTGCAATATTATTTGAGCGAGATCGAGAAGATATGCTTTCAATATACGACAACAATGATATTCATGCTTTATATGAAGCATCTTTGTTAACGTTAAAAGCAAAAACTGATGAAGAAATGATCAATTCATCATTGAATTTTAAAAAAGTATTGGTTTCTTATTATCTCCCAGAAATAAAGTCTTTCATTTCTTATTTTAATGACGATAATTTTTCAAATTACTTATCAGATAACAAACTAACTTCTTACCAAGACGAATCTAACGGTGAAATTTGTTACGCAAATCAATTTGGAAGCAGAGTATCTATTTCTTACTAAGGAGATTTTTATGAGAACGGATTACATAACACCTCAAGAAAGATTAAATTTTGATACTACTAGCAACATACAAGCTAAATTTTATATTCAACAAAAAACTATTAAGAAAATTAAATCTCAAGCCCGTTGGTTTTGTTTTGGATTGACTTTAGTTTTAGCAGCATCTTTTGCTTACCAAATTTTTATGCAATAGGAGATATATATATGTTACCAAATAAAATTGAAAACGCTCAAATCACTTTATCAGTGATACAAGATAATGACTTTGGTTCATTAGCTGAAAAAATAGTATTAGAGCAAGATTTGTCTAAATTAAAACCAGCTGAAAAAGTTTCTTATTTAATGAATGTTTCTAATTCTTTAGGATTAAATTTTTTAACTAAACCAATTCAGCTTATACGGTTTCAAAATAAAGAAATCATGTATTTTACTAAAGATGCTACAGAACAAATCAGATATAAGCATAATGTTTCAATAGTTGAATTAGATACTAAATTTATTAATGGCACTTATATCGCAACTGCAAAAGCTGTTTTACCTAACGGCAGAACTGATTCATCTACTGGCGCGGTTTGTATTGATGGGTTGCGAGGAGATGCTTTAGCCAATGCCATGATGAAAGCTGAAACCAAAGCAAAACGTCGAGTAACATTATCTATTTGTGGGCTTGGTACATTAGACGAATCAGAAATTGAATCCATGAACGGCGCAGTAAAAGTTGATGCGTATGCTTATGTTAAACCTGAATCTAAAACATCAGAACAACTTGAAGAAGATTTTGAAAGTAAATTAACTGATTACCAAACCAAAATTTACCTTTGCAGCAATTTAGATGATTTAAAAACAGTATTTAAAGAAGCTTATACACAAAACTGGGGAAGTGATAAACAAAAATTTATCGATGAGTTAACCAAGTTTAAAGATGATAAAAAAATACAACTTGAAAATGATTTAAATGATGAAATTCCTTTGTAAGCTATTGAGACATTTTGAGCCTCACATAGAGGCTCTTTTTTTAAAGGAAAAACAATGAACAGAGAAATAAAGTTTAGAGTTTTGGATAATGAAAAAAAACAATTTGTTTCTAGAAACAATGTATTATTAAGTTTATTAGAAGATCACAAATTAAAAGATTTAAATGACTCAATTCTTTTACAAAAAAAATATAAATTAATGCAATACACAGGCTTAAAAGACATTAACGGCGTAGAAATATATGAAGGAGATATTGTTAAATTTCTTAATCCATTTCGTGAAGTAGATGAAAATATATATAATATATCATCTGTGGTTTTTTTAGATGGGGCATATAAAGTTTGTTATATATATTATGAAAATAATGAAAAACGCACATTTTTTTTAAATGATTGCGATAAATTAGAAGTAATCGGAAACATATACCAAAATCCTGAGTTGTTAGGAGAAATTAACCAATGAAACCACTATATGAGATTACTAACGAGTATTTGTCATTATATCAAAATCATGAGGATATGGACCAAGATTCGTTTGTTGATATGATTGATAAATTAGACACTGATTTTGAAACAAAAGCTATTAACATTGCAGCTTTGTTAAAGAATTTGACTCTCGATCTTGAGTCGGTTGATCATGTATTAGATTCTTTGCAATCTAAACGTAAACAATTGGATAATAAAATATCATATTTAAAAGATTATTTATTGAACAATATGAAGTTACTACACAAAGAAGAAATTAAAAGTGGACTTCATTGTATAAAACTTAGAAAATGCCCGTTTAAACTTAATGTGCTTAACCAGTCTGAAATTCCTGAAGAGTACAAGATTCACGTTGACCAAGTTAAATTGGATTCTGAGAAAATTAAAGATCACATTAAAAACGGAGTTGTAATCGATGGCGTTGAATTGGTTCAAAACATGAGCGTGGTGATTAAATGAACTTTGAACATTTTTGCATATGGCTAATGGCATTTTTATTTTTATGTGGAATTGCAAGTATAATTTCCAGTTTAGTAGAAATAAAAAAAGAAATTGAAAATATAAATGAAGATATAAATGAAAATTTCACAAAATTGTGCAATATTCAACAAGACTTTTGTGTTTTTCTAATGGAATACTTGAAAGGTAGAAAATGAAATATTCATTAAATTATGTAAGGTCAAGTACAGGTTCAATATCTATGTCTTTTTCAAAAAAAAGAAGATTTTCAAATAAATTTCAAAAATCATTATCAAATTTTAACCATTTTTTTAAAAGTTTTGTTAGTGGAAAACTTCATTCTAAATCAGGTGGAAAATCTGGCAGTTGGTCAGCTTCTGGATCAAGGTCTAAAAATGATTAACAAAATAAAAAAACATTATTTATTAATAATATTTGTATTTATGTTATACAAAGAAATTACAAGCATTAAAAACAAAGAAGACATTTTTTTTATTTTAATAGGTGTTTTTATATCATTAGGATTAAGCATCCCAAGTTTTTTTTTAAAGGAGAAGTAAATATGAAATACGTGATAGTAAGAACTTATTCAGCAGGTGTATTTGCAGGATACTTAGAAAGTCGTACTGGCAAAGAAGTTGTAATGCGTAATGCTCGTCGAATTTGGTATTGGGAAGGTGCTGCATCTTTATCTCAATTGGCAATGGAAGGAACTAGTAAGCCAGAAGATTGTAAATTTCCATGTGAAGTTGATAGAGTTGAATTGCTTGAAGCTATTGAGATACTAGATTGCACAGATAAAGCAAAAGAATCAATAGCTAGCGTTCCAGTATGGAGTGCATAAAAATGGTAAAAGAAAATGGAAGCGGAAGCGGAAGCGGAAAAGGAAACGGATTCAAAAGCCGAGACGGATACGCATTCGGAAGCCGAAAAGGAAACCGAGACGGATACGGATTCGGAGACGGATACGGAAGTGGAGGCGGAGACGAAGACGGAAACGGATACGGAAGCCGAGACGGAAGCGAAGAAGGAAACGGATACGGAGACGGATACGTATACGGATACGGAAGCCGAGACGGATACGGAAGCGGAGAAGGAAACGGATACGGAGACGGATACGGAAGCGGAGAAGGTTAAATAATTTAAAGGAAAAGTAAATATGAAAGATTTAGGTTTTTGGGTTGCAGGTAAATCTTACTTTATTAGAACAGTTACAATGCACCAAATTGGCATATTGGTAGACCTTAATGAAAAAGAAATTTTATTAAAAGACGCTGTTTGGGTGGCCGATTCCGGATTATTTAACCAGGCTCTTAAAACTGGAACTTTAAGTGAAGTTGAACCATTTGTTGGCAATATTATTGTAAATCGTGATGCTATAGTAGATGTTTGCGAATGGACTCATGAAGTACCTAAAGATCGTAAATAACTAATTAAATGCCATTAATGTACTTTATTAATGGCATTTTTAAAAGGATAAAAAATGAAATTTTTAACTTTTGTGATTATTTTATGTTTTTTTATTTTATATAATATATATAGCGCTTTATGTATAAGTAAAACTGAAATTTTTTATACTTTTATGTTAATATTTTTTATACCTATAATATTAACGATTGTAGGTAATTACATATTTTTAAAAAGTAGAGATATCAAACATGAATATCTTATATACATATCAAAATATTTAAAAGATAGAAAATGAAATATTTATTTTTGATACTTTTTGTTATTGTTGTTATTGTTTTATTTAAAACAAACCCTTTTGCATATTTAATTGGGTTACTTATATTTTTAGGGTTAAATATTTTTAATTTTATGACAAAGGAGAAACAAAATGTCAAAAGGTACAATAAATAAAGCGACATTAATTGGAAACATTGGAAGCGAGCCACAAATTAAATACACGGCTTCTGGTATGGCCATTGTAAATTTATCGCTAGCAACAACAGATTCGTGGAAAAATAAAGAATCCGGACAATATGAAGATAAAACTGAGTGGCATCGAATTGTGTTCTATAACAAATTAGCAGAAGTGGTTGCCGAGTACGCCAAGAAAGGTTCAAAAATATACGTAGAAGGTAAGATTCAAACTAGAAGTTGGCAAGATAAAGAAACTCAGCAGACTCATTATGTTACTGAGATCTTAGCCAATGAAATGCAGTTATTAGGCTCTAACAAAACTGAACAAAAAGAAGAGTCTAAACGTCAATATAAAGATGCTAAAGAAGGTAAAGCAAACAAACATAATGAACTAACTGGAAATGAGCCAGTAATGTTTTTTAATGATGATGTCCCATTCTAAAAGGTAATATATGCTTGAAAAAAAATTATTTATGGCTATTAAAAAACAAGATATTAATGAAGTTAAAAAGTTATTAGAATCAGGAGTAAATGTAAATTATTGTTTAGATTTTGGAGAAACACCACTGTTGTATGCTATTTTTTGCAATCCTAACAACATTGAGCTTATTACTTTATTAATTAAACATGGAGCAAATGTTAATCAATCAAGAGAAGATAAGTTATACCCACTTTATTTAGCATGCGAATATGGAAATTTAGAATTAGTAAAAATTCTTATTAATTTTTGTTCTGATATTGATAAAACTTGCTCAAATGAATCCGCTTTATTTATTGCTGCAAAAAAAGGTTATTTAGATATTGTAAAATTACTAATTGAAAAAGGTGCTGATATAAATAAATACGGAAACTTTAATAAAACACCTATTTTTGTTGCTTCACAAAATAATCATTTAGAAACAGTTAAATTTTTAATAGATAATGGAGCTAAAATTAATTTAGCTGATATCAATGGTAAAACTCCTATATATTCTGCTTCAGAAAGTGGAAATATTAATTTAGTGAAATTATTTTTAGATGCTGGTGAAGACATAAATCAAAAAAATAATGATGGTGAAACCTTACTTTTTATTGCTTGCAAATTTAATAAAGTTAATATGGTTAAATATTTGATTGAAAACGGCGCAAATGTTAATATTAAAAACAATAATGAAATATCTCCGTTATGGATTTCTGTTCAATCTATGGATGAATATTATGATTTTGATAATGATTTGTTTGTAAAACAAAAAAAATTAGCAAAAATTCTTTTAGATAACGGAGCTAATTTGATATGACTGAAGAAAACATACAATACGTTTTTAGGAAATTTGTACAATTCTTATGCTTTTTATGCGTTTTGTTAGCAATTAATGTTAATGGCGAAATATTAATTTCAAGCATATTTGTATCATTTATATCACTTTGTTGCATTGATACAATTAAATATATTTTTAGGAATAAATTAAAATGAAAAAATACACGTCGTTTTTAAATTCCATTATTTATACAATTTTTACAGTTTGTTTAATTGTACTAATGGCATCATTTACATTTTACGGATTTTTTAAGTTTTCAAAATTAGCATTACAAGAAATGAACAAAATTTACTATTACAAATCTAAGCTTGAATAGCGTCTTTAATTATTAAAATTGGCTATGTGGCTTAAGAGCATCTTGCTCTATCTATATTATATATCTCACATTGATTAAGTAAATACCCCTATAGATAAATTTTATACAAAATGTTGTAATAATGTATAAATTTTAACTTACCATGGAGGTATTTATGGGAATCATTGGAGATTTTTTTGGTAAAGCTGCCGGAGAAGCTATTGCTAAACCTATTGAAGCAGTTGGAGAAGCGGTTGGTAAATTAGTTACTACTGACAAAGATAGAATGAATTATGAATTAGAAAAACAAAAATTAGAATTAAATGAAAAAGTAGAAAGAATCGGTGTTTTAAAGGCATTAGCAGCTAGTACAAACTGGATGGCTGCAAATTGTATACCCATGCTCATATTGGGGACTGGTTTTGTTTACGTTTTTATATATTTACTCCCTTTATTTATTATGTCGACAGTTCAAGTATGGGAGATTTTCGAAAAAACCGGAAAAATCATTTCTTACCCAATTAGTGGAAAACCATTGCACGATTTATTGGTTCTATTGCTAGGAGGTGGAGGAATACACGTGATCGACAAACTTACAAAAAAAAACAAACAATAGTAATCTTATCCTATCTTAGTATATATCTTTATAAGATAGGATAAGATTTATATATTTAAACTGTGTTTAAATAATTAACAATGTCTGTAAAACCCTGCTGCTCTGCAATATAGGTTGGTGTCATTCCATAATTATTTGTGATGGTTTTATTAGCGCCTTGTTCCATTAAATGCTGAACCATTTGTAAATTTCCAACAAAACAAGCGCAGTATAATGCCGTGCATCCCTCTATATTTTGAGAATTAATATCAGCCCCATTTTCAAGTAAAATAGAAACAGCATCAATATTCCCATTTTGAGCTGCAATAATAATTGGTTTATATCCATATACCCAATTTGGAGACGTCCCCTCATCTGGCTGATTTGGATTTGCACCATTTATAAGAAGGGCATTAATTCCATCAACGTATCCAATTTGAGCACATAGTAAAATAGCCGTAACTCCATTGACTGATTGATTTACTTCAGCACCTTTCTCTATAAGAAGAGAAATAGAATTTAAGTTTTGATAAAAACAAGCTGTCATTAATGGAGTAACACCTTCATCATCAACTTGGCTTAAATTCACTCCTTTATCAGATAAAAGAGAAATAATTTCAGTTTGATTTCTTTGCGCTGCTGAAAAAATTGGATTTTCCCCTAGAATTTCATAATTTACAATATCGAAAAAGTCAGACATAAAGTATCCTTATTTTTTCTTAAGTTTTTTAATAAGCTCTTTATTTAATTTCATTTCTTTTTCTTCATGCTTCATTGTTTCTTTTTTCATTTTTTTCATTTTTCCCATATCTTTTGAAGAACATTTTTTCATACAAAACTCCTTTTTAGGCAAATAAATATTCAGTTAATATAATAACACCATTTGAGCCATCACCACCATTTTGTGGAAGATTATTTGTAGCACATCCGCCTCCACCAGACCCAAATTGTTCGCCAAACCCTCCAGTTCCATTTAAAACGCCTGCTCCTCCTATACCATATTTAGATGAAGCTCCACTTCCAGGAGAAATAGAAATATTGACTAATGGGTCAATGCAGGTGCCTTTTTGCCCAGATTCTCCAAAAACAATTATTTGGCCAGTTCCAAAATTTCCACCTAAAGCACCTTCAATAATAAAAGAAGTATTATATTCAAAAGATGAGCCACCTTTACCGCCAGAAGATAACATTAAAGTCCCAAAGCTAGTTTGTCCACCATCTGTTGAAGAAGTCAATGGTGATCCAACTCCTCCATCTCCTCCCAATCCAATTGTGCAAGAAATAGAGGTAGGTAATGCCGAAAAAGGAAATATACTTCTTGAATATGATCCTGAGCCACCGCTTTGCCCCATACCAACATACCCAGAAAAGTTTTTAACTGCATAACCGCCCCCACCGCCTCCACCAACACATTCCACAACTAAATGAGATAAATTTGAGGGCTTATTATATGTTTGATTGGATGTGATAACTATTTGATTTATTATAAACCCAGAAGGATTCATTTGAGTATTAACAAGCTCCCAAATAGTAGAACTGACTGTTCCACTTAGTGTACAAATATATATCAAATTATTTTGATAATCATAACAAATTTGATATGTTTGACCAGCCACATTCCCATTTGGATCACCAAAAAAAGCTTTAATAATATTAGATTGAACCCAATTTGAAACTAAATTTAATGGTAACTTAACTTCTGAGCCATTTTGATCTGCATATAAAACATTATCCGGCGATATTGGATTACTCGCTGGAAATTGATCTAAAGTAGTTGTGTTTGCCATATGACTCCCCTAAATAGCTTGAGCTACGTACATTATTGACAATTTTAGCAAATGAATTTGTCCAACTCCTCCACCTTGAACCGATGTTGAAACATTAACTAGTTGAGTATTAAGACCTGATGCATTTACCCTATAAACAGCAGCATATCTAGTAGGGTTATTTGGATCAACTAATGTCCCAAGTCCAATAACATCATTGTTTACGTTTGACCATCCAGCAGAATAAGGAACTAGCAAGGTTATAACTCCGTTATTTGCATTTGGTGTACAAGATAAGGAAGCGGTCATATTAATAATATTACCAATCCTTTGAAAATGGCTATTAGTTAATAAAACAGATGAAAATCCAGTAGAAGATGAAACGACGGGGAAAGTAGTTGATGAAACAGAATATAAATTTCTAATTCCTTGGCTTCCGATATAAGCAACTTCAAAGTTTGTAGCTAATGATTCCAATAAAACTGCACTACCAATTACAAGATTTGCAGAAGGGGTAATAACAGTTGGATAAGTTAAAGTTGCATTATTAATTGCAGAGCATGCACCTAAAATTGAAATATTACTATCAATTCCAGTAGGTGTTCCGCTTCTAATTGTAGTACCGGCTGGGTATACAGTTTGTACAAAATAATTATCTGTTGTTGGCAAATAAATATCCGTGATGTATTCAGTCCGATAAGTATTTGTAGCATCTAATGCAGATATTCCTGTGACTGTTGTAGATGCCATTAAAGCATGATCAGATTGTCTAAAAATACCAATTAACCTGCTGTTTGATGGAGCAGGAAGTTCACTTGCTAAAAACCCAACTTTTACGCCATGCAAATTAAAATTTGGATGAAAGAAAAATCCATAATTATCAACTGTTCCACTTGTAGTAGTTGCTGTCGGTGGATTTGTAAAACTTGGGTTTGGAACTGGCAAACCATAAAATCTTTGTTGCCCATTCCCACCAGTATCATAAACAAAACTTAATGCAGGATTTGCGGTATTTAGCGTGATGGGTTTACCTCCAATCCCAGTAATAGTTCCATTTGCTCCATTGTTATATGCAGATTGCAGAGAATCTAATCCAACAGTAGCAAGAGCATTATTTATGCCTTGCAAATGACCTTTTACAGTTGAACTAACTGGAGTGTAATTAGTTGGAGTATAATTAGCACTTAAAGTATCAGCAACATTAACAAAATTAATTTGCCCCCCAGAAACAGAAAAAGGAATATTAGAAGAAGAACATGATGAAACATCTATTTCTAAAAATGATCCACTTCCTGTCACTGTAAAAAGAGGGTTTGATATTTTATTATTATTAAAAAACGAAGACATTCCACTTGTACCAGTTGAAATAATCCTCACAGAAGTACCGCTAAAGTAAACAGAATTGAATGAATTAAACTGGTATGAAATACTTGGGTTAGTTGCACTTGCTGTAAAATTTGAAAAATTGCAATTTGTTACAAAACCAGAAACGTTTGTAAATGTTGCTGGTATAAGGCCAATAGATGATTTTACATTACTAACAATGCAATATGTTGGAAAAGAAGAAGTTGAATTTCCAGATACAGCTAATGTTAAATTTCCTTCTAGCAAAAAATTATTTAATAAAATAATAACTGGTTGAACTCCAGATGAAACATTGAAATTAAATCCGCCACTTACATTTGAATTAAAGAAATTACCAAATACAACATTACCACCAACGGTATTAAATGTGGGATCTGCTGTAATAGAGCCTGTTACAGTTAAAGTTGAATTTTGACCATTAATATAAACATATGGCTTTAAAACCATAGATGTTTCATTATATACACCAGAAGTACAAATAATTTGAAAGATATTGCTTGCTGAGTTTGTTGTGATTTGACTCAATGCAAAATTAATTGTTTGATAAGGTTTTTCAATAGTACCATTACCAATTCCGGGTGTATCGCTTCCTTGATTAGATACCCAAATATCATTTGTTTTAACCCCAGTTGCAAGACCAAGCGCTATATCAATTCCCTTTAACGATCCTAAAACGCTATTATCTGTAGGAGTAAAATTAACAAATGGTGTCGTATTATTTGTTAAAATTGCATTTGATTTCGTTGTTTTAACAACGTTTGCACTAGTAATAACTGGATCACCAGGGGACCACAATGACGTATCTGCTTTAATTATAGTTGTTGATCCACTAATTGTTGAAGCTAATGCAAATTTGCATGCACTAATCTCTCCTTTAGTAGAAAAACTTGCAGATGTTGCATTAATATTTAATTTTTGACAAATAGTTGATAATATATCAAATTCACATTGGCACGTTGCTGTTCCTGTCCCAATGTTAATTTGAGAACCAAAAAATCCACCAAAAAATTCTGCATACGCATTATCTAAATTAATTGATGTTAAAATATTTTGGCAATTTGTTAAATAAAACTCGGTATTGTAAAAAGGTGATTTTGCTGGCGACCCGTTTAATGTTAAACCAAACAAAAATTGGCAATTATTAAAAAACATTCTATTTGTTACTGTTGTATTTGTTATTGAAGAAAAATCTAATGGTACATTAGAAGCAAATGAAATATCTTTCCAGAAAAAGTTATTAAATACATTCCCAGTATTCCAAGCGTTTGAAATTGATATGCCGGAATTAAAAATAACAGATGTATTTTGCTCTGTAGCATAAACACAAACATTTGGAACGATTAAAACAGATCCAGTCTCATTATATTGCCCAGGATCCAAACAAACTGCATAGGGATTTATGGTTGATACCACTGTAGAAACATAAGTCATTGCTTTAAATAAGCTCGCAAATGGTTTTTCTTGAGTGCCCTCTCCTGTAGTATCATTACCATGAGTTGATACATATACAATATTGCTTGCTGGTAGCATAGTAGCAGCTCCCAAAGCAGCGTCTATACCCTCCAAATGACCTTTAACTTGTGGGTTTGTTGGAGTGTAGTTAAGTGGAAGGTAGTTTGCCGTTATACCATCAGATACAGTTTTGTATTCAACATTCACAGAAGTTCCAGTTATATTTGGAATACTATTTGATGATACGCTAGGGGAATCAACAATATAATTTAAAATACCAGCACTTGAATTTAAATTTACAGATCCTGATGGAGTAGTAGATTTTGAAATAAAATTACAAGTATGAGAACTTAATATATGCGCATCAATATTACCCTCTACCGAATTTAAAATAGAGCTAAATACAAACCCTTGAGTAGATGTAGCAGTACTAGTCAAAGATAAAGAATTTAAATTACTACTAGAAATTCCGCCATAACAATCTGAAATAATAAAGTTTGGAGATCCTGAAAATCCAAAAATTTTTTCAAAAATTAATATTGTTGTTCCAAATGGATTACCAACAAATGTAAAATTTGTTGTCGATTGAGTTATTAATCCATCAATTTCTATGACAGAAAAAGGAGAATTTAAAGTTTCAAAATTTAAATTAATCCCATTTTGAAAATTTACATTATTAAAATTTTTAAACCCTAAAAAACCACCGGAATTAAAAGAAGCATCTAATGTAACCGTATTTGTAACAGTTATAGTAGAACCATCCCCTTGAATATAAATCCAAGGTTTAAACTGTAAGTTTGTTTCAGAATAAACACCGCTATTACAATTTAATGTGTATGGCTTAGTTTGATCAGCATCTGTTATTTGGCTTAAAGCATAACTAATTGATTTATATGGTAAATTTATAGACCCGTTGTTTGTTGTTGAATCTGCACCAACAATGTTATCAACAAAGATAGTTTGTGATCTTTTAAATACTGAATTAACACTAAATTTAAATGTTTGTACACTTCTATCGCCAACTAACACATCATTTAATCTTAACCCACCACCATCTGGTAAATCATTAATTTTAACCATAAAATCGTCCTTAATTAAAAGTCTATTTCTAAATTTGTTCCGTTTTCATCTTGAATAATATCGCCATTTTCTGCTTGTAAAAAATTATTTTCAAATGGATTTATGGTATTAATCTTATTTTGATAAAGCATAGAGTCTGTATTTTGAAAAACATCATAAATGCCAAATGCTCTATTATTCATTTTTCTTCCTTATTTTGTTGCTAATAAACACCAACCAACTATATCCGTTGTTAAAAATGTTTCAATCGTAAGAACGTCCCCAGCTTGAACGACTCTTTGCGCTGGATGAAGTTCATCTTCGCATGGTTCAATGTTGGTTGTAGGAGCAGAAGTAACACCATTAATAGAAACCCAAGTATTTGATCCATCTTGATATGAAAAATTAATAGTCCATCTAGGAGATTCTGAAGGTACGGTAAAACTTTTTGGAGTTCCATTTTGAAGCTCAACTTTATATTTTTGTTTTGGGTTAAGTACTGCATATGTACAATGTCCAGTATCATCCAATGCGTAATTTAATCTAGTGACGCTCATAATTATCTCCTTATAATTTAATAAACCTTGGCGTATATATAGTTGGTTGCATCAATGACATTGGAACTTGTCCAGTTAATGGATAATCTCTAATTCCTCCAGTTGTTGCTGCTACTGAATATTGAGTTCCTGCATTAAAATTATTAAATCCACCAGCAGCAATTGCTCCAGCAAAATCAGTTAATGGACTAAGTGGATTATGCTTATGATCAGGAATTTCATCTAATGCAATTGTATGAAGCTCAGAACCAAGATTGGTCATGGATTGTCTAAGAATATTGGTATCATCAGCGCCAGCTTGGACATAGTTAATGGCAAGTGGTATAGATAGCCTCTTGTTTGCTATAAAATCATTGCCGGCGCTTGTACCATAAGTAGTAGCTGCGCCTGTTGAATCATATATTGGCAAAAGTTGAGATGGTGTTTGATTAGAAAATCCATAAGCCCATAGCAAATTGTATAAGTACCAATAATCTGTCCCTGTATTTGTTGCTCCGGATGATGATGAGCCAATAGTACCATCGGTCATTTTTAACCATCCATAAGCTGCTTGAGGAAAAGCCAAATATTCATAACTATCTTTAATTGCGCCTGTACCCGGAACTCTTGTAACAGCACAAACTTGATCATAAGTATCTAAATCATTAGTTGGAACAATATCGCCCAAATAAAGTTTAGGTTCTGATATTGTAATATCAAAAATTTGAGATAGTGGATATCGAAGACGAATATAATAAGCATTATCACCAATTGGACTGATTGGATCAGTATTAAAATCAGGAAATGGAAAAGTATACGTGTATCTTATAAAAGACGTTCCGGTAATGGTAAATTGTGTTAATAATTTTGGTGGATCTTGAGATGGAGCATTAGTTCCAAGAAATTTGTATAACAATAGTTCAATTTTATTAGCAGAAGATGGATTTTCTAATTTTGCATTAAAAACAAATGTTGCTTGTTTATTTGCAAATGTATTAACTTTTTGAGATAAAGGAAATTGTATATCTTTTGAAGTTTCTCCAGGTTGAATAGAAGTACATTCAAATCTGAGTGTTTTATATCCAAAAGCATTTCCATCATCAAAAATAATTTGCTCAGAAGCGCCTGATATATTTTTAAAAAACTGTATATGAGGAAAAGTTAATGATTGATGGGAACTTGGAACAATAATTTGTTGGGTAATTCCAGACACATTAATATTTTGTGCATCATAAAATTCACCATTAATAATATAGTTTTTAAGCGTTTGAATACTATTGTCTGGTGTTACATTTGAACTAATTCCAGGCGGAAAGTTTTCTCGAGTAAACTCAGGCAATCCATAAGGGAACTGACTATATTGAAAACATTGAATATAGTATGTCTGTACTAGTGTTTCATTATTTTCATCATAAGGATAAAAGTATGGAATGACATCATTACCAGCTTCATCGCAAATAGTACCTGCAGCGGAAAGTTGCAAAGGATTTGGTAGCTGAGTGTAGGTATAAGTTCCAGGTTGCCCAGTCAATTTATAAACATTTTTTAAAGTTTGTCTTTGATCATCTTGATAAAATACAACATATCCGCCAGACAATGGCTGACCATTTTTATCAACAAAATAATTTTGAAGAACTGGCGCTGCTATAAACAAATTTTGATTAAGTGCCATATTTACTTATTCCCTTGTAAAAAATTGGATAAAGTTGCATTTTTGATAAAATCATATGGTGTTTGAAGTTTTGATACTGAGTTCCTAATAAGTGGACTGCTTAATATAGAAGCCATTCCAGGGGCAACCAATTGTGCTCCAGGGGTTTTCTGAAGAGTTTTCCCTAAAATTTTTCCACCAAACAACCTTTTCTCTAATTCAGAATTAGCTTGGCTAATATAGTGAGATTCTGGAACTTTTGTTTGATTAGAGACATCTTCCAATGCTTTTGAAAGATCTGATGGGTCTATATTTCTTGTTTTATTAGACACGATATCATAGAGATTTTTATTATCCATATATGGAGTAACTTGAGATGCATAATGAACCCTGGCTTGTTTGTATAAATTTGAATCATTTAAATTTGTTTCTCCAAGATGATTTTCTATCATCATATTTAAATTATCTTTTATTTTTAAAAGATCATTTTTTAAATCTTTGTTGTAGTTTGAATAAGATGGATTACTAACATCATAAGCTTGTTCTCCAATTTTTGATTGCAATTTATGAGCATTATATACAGTTGGATCATTCATAAATTTATTTAATAGTGTTTTATTTTCTTTATTTAATAATTCTCTATCTATTAAAGATGGATTATCCGATAAAACATCTTTATATAACAAATCCTGATCAATTATGTGGCCTTCTTTATTATTATTAATAATTGAATCATACATATTCTTTGATTCTTGTTTTACTTGTGAATAATTTTCCTTTAATTTATCAACCAACTCTTTTGAAAATTTTTCTGGGTAAAATTTTTCGCTTAATGAATCGGCTAATTTCCCAACCCCACGTACAGCGGGCGCTATTAATTCTCCTAATGCTCCACCTACTGCTCCTTCTTCTGCTCCTTTCATTGGATTATTTGGATCACCAACTGCTCCAACTCCAGCCCAACCAGCAATATTAGGAGCAAGTTTTAAAGATTGTGGCAATGCTTCTGATAATCTTCCAGCCCCTAATAATGGCGCTAATTCACTTAACCCAATTATTGGAGCAACACTGCCTGCAAAATGACCAATATTATATGCACCACCTTGAGCACTTTGCATTGGTTGAAATTGTAAATTCCCTTGTGCGTTTTGTTTTTGTTGAATCAAAGTTGCTGGATCAAAAGAAGTTCCAAATGGCTTACCTGCTAAATGCAATCCGCCTCTTATAAAATCACCGGCTGCATCACCAAACCCAAGTAACGCATTCATTGGGGCGCTATTTACAATAGCATTTAAAGCTCCACCAGATTGTGGCTGAATAATATTCCCATTATC